GACCCAGATCTTAAAAGATGGTCTAATCAAGGCGTATTACTACTAAACTGCGCTCTCACAACACAACTTACCAAAACAGGTACCCATTATCAGATATGGAAACCCTTCTTATCTTTTCTATTTGATTATCTTGATATCAATCATCAAGGTACCGTATATGCATACTTTGGTAAGAAAGCTCAGGAATGGTCTGATAATGTATCAGATAACAACCCAAAGCTAATTGCCAGTCACCCAGCATCCGCAGCATATCAAGATTTAGAAAGATGGGATTGTAATGATATCTTTAACAAGATCAATGAGCAAGTAAAGAAACAATTTAATGAAGAAATAGTATGGTAAAAAGTAAAATGGGCATAGAAGTGATATTTAACAATATAGCTGAAGCCAAATTAACTCCTAATCAATTCTATCTGTTATGGTGTATAAATCAAGGAATAACAGCACCTCTTATAAATATGCACCAAGAACTTCGCGTATTAACAACTATGGAATATCTTATACCATATCCGGATACAAATGGTTCATTTAACTATCAACCTCAACCTAAGGCTCTTAGTCTTATTAGTAAGATAGAAAGCTATTTTGGAGTACAGGTAAAGAAATCTAATAATATGCTCATGGGTCAGGACTTTGAAGCTAATGCATTGAAGTACAATGAGATATTTCCTAAGATGAAATTGCCAAGTAATAAACCGGCAAGATCACCTATCAAGGAAATTATAGTAGCATTTAGAGAATTCTTTAAGGAATATGACTATACTTGGGATGTAATACACGCAGCAGCAGCATATTACATAGAAGAAGAGGAGAAGAAAGGTTATAAGTATACCCGGACTTCAAGGTACTTTATTAGAAAACAAGATCAGGATAAGAGCTGGATATCAGATTTAGCAGGATACTGTGAATTAATTAAGAATGGGGAAGATAGAGATGATCCAAAATTCATTGAAAAAACCTTCTAAAAACTTGCAATTATAGAAGTAAAAAGCTATATTTGTTATCCCGCGATAAACAAGCAGTCACATGACAAAACCAACAAAGTGGAAGACTCAGAGAGAGGCCTTTATAGAATCCTTGTCTTATTTACAAGGTAGGCAAACTGGGAAGATTACAAGTATCAAAACTCCGTGGCAAAAATTCAATGATGCAACTACAAATGGGATTGAATGGCATAGCACTACAGTAATAGGTGCCAGACCGGCAACAGGTAAAACATTAATCAAAGATTTAATTATAAATGGAGCATTTAAACTTAATCCATTAATGCCTTTTCGGGTATTAGAGTTTCAGTTTGAGATGCTTGGTAAGAACTCTGCTATAAGAGAATATTCTCAGAATTTACAAGTAAGTTACAAATACTTGTGTAGTGCTGATGGCGTATTATCAGATGCAGACTTTGAAAGATGTAAACTTTATGCCAAAAATAAACTTCAGTTTCCTATTGATGTAGTGGAAGAATCATGTAATGTAATGGAGTTTAAAGAAACAATAGAAGATTACATGAAGGCCCATGCTGTACAAGTAAAGGAGAGAAATACTTCTACCGGAAAGGATGAACTTGTATTAAAGTACAAGAACACTATAGTAACTCTGGATCACTCATTATTATTAGATAATAGTCCTTATGGTGATGATATGAGTATGCTAAAAGCTCTTGGTAAAACAGTAACCGCACTAAAAAGAAAGTATCCAATAGCATTTATTATTCTTAGTCAGCTCAATAGAAATATTGATGCCCCAGAAAGGAATGAAGATGGTAAGTATGGAAACTTTATTCTTGATTCAGATATATTTGGATCAGATGCACTATTGCAACACGCAGATACTTTAATAGGTCTTAATAGACCAGGTAAGCAGAAGCTTACATTCTATGGTGTAGAGAGATATATTATTAACCAAGATCCTACAATCTTGGCCATGCACTTTTTAAAATGTAGGAATGGAGAAACCGGTATAGGGTTCTTCAGAACAGAATTTGAGAAGATGAATATTGTGGAGATACCAACTCCAGCAAGACAAGAAAGAAGGATAAGAACATGAGTATACCAACAGTAAGCAGTCCAGAAGACAAGAAAGAGAATCTTAAGAAAATTAAAGAGTTTCATAAGGCTACTCTAGCAAATCTGGGAGTAAGTGATTATTCACTAATCCCTAAATTGGCCTACAGGCCATCAGGTAAAACAGAATTGTTTGTAAGCTTTTTCTATAGTGAAATAAGCAAAGGACAAGATGTATACCTAGAATTTACAGACAGAAACAATGTTCCCGAAGATCCGGAAAGAACTTTATATTTATGGAAGTTCAATCCACATTTTGAAGAAGAGTATGAGAAAACCGAGCCAACAGAAGGTACAGGTCATGTGAGATACTTAGTTCCCGTAGAGGAGCTTAAAGTAATAAAGAAATATAGCCCAGAGGCTAGTATAACTACAGAGAAAGAAATTAAATTAAAACCTGCTTTGGATTTTAGCTTACCTAATCCCGAAACTGATCCGCCAATCAATGATATGACTATCAGAGATCTGGCAGCAATCATATTGGGTAAACCAGTGAGCAACAAAGAATGGTTAAATCAAATAATAAAAAATAAGTAATGGGTAATCAAGAATTAACAACAGCAAACAATGAAGAGTTAAAGACTTTTCTTTCAACTCTCATTGAATCAAAAAAACTACCAAGTCATATTAAGACTGTAGAAGATGCATTCACTATCGCGCAGATGGGTAAGGAACTAGGATTCCCTACTATGCAAGCATTTCATTACATCATTCCTATCCAAGGTAAGTTAAGCTTAAGTGCAAAAGCAACAGGAGCTTTACTAAGAAAAGGTGGGATAAAATTCTATACTAAAGAAGATGGTGTATATGTTTACAAGGATGGTTCAACAAGTGATATCAGAAAAGATATTGCAGAAAATCCTATGGATAGAAGAACCACTATTGTCTTTATGAGAGATGGTGTAGAAGAATCATGTACATTCACTTGGCAAGATGCAACAGGTCAAGGTTTAAATACCAAAGATAACTGGAAGCGCATGCCTAAGGAAATGTTATATGCTAGATGTTTAGCAAAGGGTGCCAACCGTATTGGTGCTGATTTGTTATTAGGCTTGTATATGACAGAAGAGCTGACTGATAGCTTCAATGTACCAGAAACCGCAGTAAAGAGAAATGAAGATGGTACAATTAAAGAGATAATTGATATAACCCATACAGAAGTAAAATAATCTAAACAATAATTATATGAGTAAATTAAGCACAAAGAACATCAAGACTGATGGAGATGGTGGAGTGTCAAAGACATTAGAACCTGGAATAAATTTATGTAAAATAACCGGAATAACTTTAGAGGAGTTCAAGTTTAAGGCAGGAGCATATAACGTAATGCTTCATCTTGAAGGTGAAGATCAAGGAGAAGGCTTTGAAGGCTTTTTTATTGATAAAAATAATGAGTCCTTAGGACGCCACAAAGGTAAAGTAGGGAATGTAAAAGCTACAGAATGGGCATTTGCTGATGGTGAAACCAAATCCGGAGTACCTGTAGATAGAAATAAAGAAATGATGAAATTTCTTAAACAACTATGTACAAGTCTTGGATGTATAAAGTGGTTCAATGATCAAGATGAAAAACATGATACAATTGAATCTATTTATAGTGCATTTAATCAAGAAAGACCTTTTGGTGAAGTATTCTACAGATTCTGTATTGGCGGCAAGGAATATACCAACCGTGGAGGCTACAAAGCCCATGAATTGTTCTTACCTAAATATTCTAAAGAAGGAACACCTATTGAGAAAGATGATGTACAAGTATCTAAGCTTATTAAGTATAATCCTGAAGAGCATATTCGCAGAAAGAAAGAAGAAAAAGTTGAAGGATTTGGAGAGGCAGGAGCTGCTCAGAATTTTGAATTATAAATTAAAAAAGGGGGGTAAATATAGCTCCCCTTTTGTTTAAACTTCAATCATCATGAAACTATTAGATTATGAAAAAAACTAGTATTAAGGGAGCATGATGTAAAAAAAATTGTTTTAAGATATATAAGATATGGAACAATGTCCATCTGAGATATTGGCCTATCTGATCTTTACAAATTTTATTATACAGATAAACAGTTAAAACATTGTACTGAAAAAGGGTACCCTGTACTACTTAATATCAATGGGAAAACTAGATTACTAATTTTTGATAGGCCAATATGTTAAGAACTAAATTATTAATTACAGACATAACAGAGGTTCCAAGAGAATGGATATTTGAACACTATTTACAACTGCAGGAAAAGTTAACTGGTCAGGATGTAAAGATAAAGTCTGTGTTCAATAAGAATGAAAGAACTCCCTCAATGTGTATATATTATGCATCTAATAATACTTATAAGTATAAGGATTTCTCAACAGGGAAATCCGGAGATGCAATCAATCTTGTAATGGAGATTACTACTCCTAAATTAACTACAAGAGGTGAAACAGCTCATAAGATAATTGAAGACTACAATAGCTTTCTACTTAATAGCAAAGACGGCTATGAGATGAGAAATTTCAAGAAGAGATCCAAGTATAAGGTAGTAGATTTTACTACAAGATCTTGGAGTAACTTTGATGAAAAGTATTGGGGTAAATTTCATATTAATTCCAAGCTGCTAGAATTCTATAATGTTACAGCATTATCAGAATATAAACTTCAAAAAGAAGATGAAAATGGTGAGATTGTAGAACAAGTAATAAAGAGTACTAATATGTATGGTTACTTCCGCAAAGATGGAACTCTATATAAGATTTATCATCCACTAGTAAAGGATTATAAATTTATCAAAGTACAGGACTATATCCAAGGCATGGATCAACTCACAATGAAGGTACCGTATTTGATTATCTGCAGTTCTCTAAAGGATATCATGGCTTTTAAGAAGCTAGGATATAATAATGCAGAAGCTATCGCGCCGGACAGTGAGAATACTATGATACAAGAGCATGTAATAATAGCGCTTAAACACAAGTATAAATCTATTTGTACTTTATTTGATAATGATCCTGCAGGATTAGAATCAATGAAGAAGTATGAAGAGAAATATGAACTGCCTTATGTAGTATTACCTATGTCTAAGGACTTATCAGATTCTGTAAGAGATACTACACTAACAAAAGTTAGAGAAACTCTTACACCATTATTAAAAGAAGTATTTATAAAAAGATTGAAGACTAATGAGTTGGATATATCAGGGTAAACCATTTAGAGATGAAGATATTCCTCCAGGAGCTATAGGATTTATCTACATGATAGAAGCTATCATAGATGGTAAATCTGTAGCTTACATAGGTAAGAAGAACTTCCAAGCTCTTGTGAAAAAGAAGCTGAGTAAGAAGAATCTACCTAAGGATAAGAGGAAGAAGCAGTATGAACATGTGGCTAAGACCGCATATAATAATTACTATAGTAGTAATGAAGTGCTTAAGAAAGCACAGCAAGACGGAGTATTAATGAAGAGAACCATGCTCAAAATATGTTATAGCAAAACTGAATTAACTTACCAGGAGGTAAAGCATCAGTTTAAATATGAGGTATTGGAGGATGACAAATTCCTTAATGGGAATATTCTAGGCTCTTTTTACAAACAGAAAAAACATGAACAAGGATGAAAAAATAACAATCATAAATGAATCTCAATATGAAAGCTTGCTCAAAATGCTTATGGCCTCGGAAGAGGACGCATTACTAGCATTTAATATATTAAATCA